TTCCAGATGGTACTATAAGAAGATGGAAAAGTACTTATAAATGGGATAATGAACAATCTAATAATAAAAGCGAACGTTCGGATAAAAAAGCGAGCGTTCGAAAAGAGAAAAAACATAATAAAGTAAACAATGAAAAAGTCGTTGCTAATGAAATTGAGGAACTCATTGAAAATGAAGAATTGACGGATAAGCAAAGGCTTTTTTGCGTTATATACAGTAGATGTTTAAATGCTACAAAGGCATATCAAAAAGTCTATCACTGTACTTATGAAACGGCTATGGTGAATGGTCCACGTTTGCTAGGAAATGCTAGTATAAGGGAACAAGTTAATAAATTAAATGCTATAGAATTTAATAAGGAATTTATGAAAAAAAGTGTACTTCAAAAATATATAGATATAGCTTTTGCTGATATAACCGAATATATAAAGTTTGGTCAAAGAGATGAACCTATAATAGACAAAGACGGGAATCCAGTATTAGATGAAAATGGTTTTATAAAGACTGAAAGTTATAGTTATGTTGAACTAGGAGAGAGTAGTCAAGTAGATGGAACTCTAATAAATGAAATAGCACAAGGAAAAGGCGGAATAAAGATTAAATTAGCTGATAAGATGAAAGCCTTAGATGTGCTTAATAGATATAGCAATTTATTAAGTGATGAAGAGAAAGTCAAACTTGAACTTGAAAATAGAAAGCTTGCAAATAGAAAGCTTAGTGCTGAACTTAATAAGATTAATGGAACTGATGATACAAATGTTGAAGATGATGGATTTATTGAAGCATTAAGCGGAAGAGCAGCTGAGGTATGGAACAATGAGTAAGATAGCAAGAATATTCAAATTTCAACCTTTTAGCAATAAACAGGTCCAGATATTATCATGGTGGACTGATAAGTCACCAGTTAAAAATGCAGATGGAATCATAGCAGATGGAGCTATAAGAAGTGGTAAAACTGTTTCAATGTCTCTATCTTTTATCATGTGGGCCATGAATAAATTTAATGGCGAAAACTTTGCTATGTGTGGTAAGACAGTAGGAAGTTTTAGAAGAAATGTTTGGTCAGTTCTTAAGCTAATGCTTATAAGTAGAGGATATAAATACACAGATCATAAGACAGATAACTATGTTGAGATTGTGTGGAAAGGTAAAGTCAATTACTTTTATATCTTTGGTGGTAGAGATGAATCAAGTCAAGACTTAATACAAGGTATTACATTAGCAGGAATATTCTTTGATGAAGTCGCTTTAATGCCTGAAAGCTTTGTAAATCAAGGTACTGGACGTTGTTCTATTGAAGGTTCAAAGTATTGGTTTAACTGTAACCCAGATGGACCAATGCATTGGTTTAATCAAGAATGGATATTAAAGACTAAAGAAAAGAATATATTGTATCTACATTTTACTATGGATGATAATCTGAGCTTATCAGAAAAGATTAAGCAACGTTATAGGAATATGTATATAGGTGTATTTTTTAAACGCTATATTCAAGGTCTATGGGCTATGGCAGAAGGTGCAATCTTTGACATGTGGTCAGAATCTAATGAGATTACTGAACAGGATTTACCTATAAATTTAAAGAGTGCTGCAAGAAGATATATCGCAATAGACTATGGTACTACTAATGCAACAGTCTTCCTTGATATCTATGATGATGGTGACATAGCTTGGGTTACTAGAGAATATTACTATGATAGTAAAACCAAAATGAAACAAAAAACAGACAAAGAATATGCTGATGATTTGGTGAAATTTATAAGTGAAGGCCCACATCCAGTAGCGATAATATTAGACCCAAGTGCTGCATCATTTAAAGCTGAAATGAGAAGTCGAGGCTATAGAATTAAAGAGGCAGATAATGAGGTGCTTGATGGAATAAGAATGACATCAACGTTTATTGGCCAAAGGAAGGTAAGAATGGTTAAAGAAAACTGCAAGAGAACTATCGGTGATATTTTATCTTATGTATGGGATGAAAAGGCATCACAAAGAGGTGAAGAAAAACCAGTAAAAGAAAATGACCATGGAGCTGATGCATTAAGATACTTTGTAAAAACAATCATTAAGCCTAGAAGGTTAGCAACATAGAAAGGAGGTAAACAGGTGGGAAGTAGAAAAAAGCGTAGGAACTACAGCAAGGACAATAAGCCCAAACCCATAACCAATAATAGAACAGTATCAATGGATGCTTTTTCAAATGTATTAGCAAGGCTTGGAGCTGGTACACCTAATCTTTTAGAAGGTACAGATTATCCAATGACAAGACTTACACAAAACTTTCAATTGATGAATAGTCTTTATAGATCACATTGGATTGTTAGAAAGATTATTGATACTATTCCAGAAGATATGGTCAAAAATTGGATTAATATTACTACACAATTAGAACCGGATCAGATTAAAAGATTTGATAAGCTTCAAAGGACCACAAGAATACAAAGAGATATTCTTCAAGGTTTAAAATGGGGGCGACTTTATGGTGGAGCTGCCGCAGTAATAATAATAGATGGCCATGAAGATATTTTAGACCAGCCATTAGATTATGACATGATAATGCCAGGAAGTTTCAAAGGTCTTATTGTTGGTGATAGATGGTCCGGAATAACTCCAGGAGAAACACTAATTGAAGATGTATCAAGCCCTGATTTTGGATTGCCTGAATATTATGAATGGAATACAGACAACTTTACAGTAAGAGTACACCACAGTAGAATATTAAGATTTACAGGTAGAGAGCTCCCATATATAGAAAAGTGTACAGAGGTAGGCTGGGGAGCTAGTGAAGTTGAAATAATCTTTGATGAGCTTAAGAAAAGAGATAATACAAGTTGGAATATAGCACAACTTATTTTCTTAGCAAACTTAAGAGTTCTTAAAATGGCTGATTTAGGAGAAACATTAGCATTAGGGGATGAACAATCACAAAAGGATTTATATAATACTGTACAGGCTCAAAATTGGCTTATGTCTAATATGGGAATGTATATACTAAATCAAGATGATGGATTTGAAACACATCAATATACATTTAGTGGCTTGAATGATATATATGAATCATTTATGTTAGATGTTGCTGGTGCGGCTGAAATACCTGTCACTAAGTTGTTTGGACGTTCTCCAGCTGGATTTAATGCTACTGGTGAAAGTGATAGTAAAAATTATTATGAAACTGTAGAGCAAAAACAAACAGCACAACTAGAACCAGTGTTGGATAAGTTATTGCCTATAATGTTCATAAGTGAGTTTGGGGCTGTTCCAGATGATTTAGACTATGACTTCAATCCTATAGGTGCACCAAGTGAAAGCGAATTGGCTGATATTATAGATAAGAAATCAAACACAATAATAAATGTATTTAATGCTGGACTTATAAGTCAGAAAATAGCTTTAAAGGAACTTAAAGAAATGTCTGAAACAACAGGAATGTTCACTAATATTACTGATGAAGATATAGACAAAGCTGATGATGACACTGATTCATTTGGAGATATGCCACAGGAAGAAGAAACATCTTTAAATTTTAATATGCCATCAAGTGATAGCATAAAGTCATTTGATGGCGGAGAAGGTTCAGGAAATTTTAATCACGAAGGTAGACCAGGTCAGATTGGTGGAAGTGGTGAGGGAGGAAATTCTGAAGAAAATAACACAGAAGAAGAAAATAGTGATATAATAAATAATACAAAGAATGAATTAAAATCAATTGTTAAGAAAGGTGTAATAAATATTCGCCTAAGAAAATAGATGTAGAAAATTTTGATTTTGATGATGAGCATATCAATATTGAAAGAAAACATAATGTAAATAAAGATGAAGCTATAGGATATGTTAAAAAGTCTAAGGTATCAATTACAAAGTGGAAAGGCAGATTTGAGAATTACTATTCAAAAGATGGTGCTACATTTGTAGATGTAGAAAATAATCAGATAAAGACATCATTTAAGAAAGAGGAATTTGATGATAATGCTAAAAGTATAATGGAGGTGTTAAAGAAAAATGGTATTGATTAAGTGTCCGTTAAAGGAAAAGCAAATTGAAGAATATGATTGTTACGAGCTTTCAATGGCAGCTGAAGGATTAGCTCCAAGTAAATATTTATCAGATAATAAGCGGGAAGTTGAAAAGCTAAAGAAAATATGTTTGGAATGTCCCAACCATAGAGAAGATTAGAAAGCACTTACTTAGTTAAATAGTAGGTGCTTTTCTTATACCCATTTTTAAAAGGAGAAGTGTATTATGGATAAGATTTGTGAAAGAATTATTAATATTGGGGAGTTGGAAAGCAAAATAAAATCTGCCCGCTGTAACGCTGAAAATGTTGAAAAATTTATACAACAAAAGGATTATAGCAAGGCAGAAGAAATTGTAAAAATATTATCCTTGCAAATGCATGATCTTGACTGTTTTGAATTTTGCATAGAGCAAAGAAGAATTAAACAAATAGAATAGATATTTATTCATGTAAGTTTATATATTCTTCAAAAGAACGTAATTCATTACAAGGATAATCTTTGCAAAAAGCATATAAAGCAAGTTCACGTTTTCGTTTATGTTCTGGTAATTTATTATTTTCGATTATAGGACATATTCCAAATTGAAATCGTGCTTTATCATTATCGATAAGTCTATATTTTCCGGATATAGAAATATCAACATCCCAAAAAGGACAATGGATTGTTTTGGATTTTAATGTATAGTATTGCATAATTTACACCTCCTTCAATAATATTTTACCATTAAGCTTATAAGGAGTGATTATATGGTGCCAAGAAAGAACACAGCCAAAGACCTATGGCAACCAAGAAGACGAATTGAGGTTACTTATAAGAGGTCACTTAGGCAGATAGTTAAGAGAATGAATAAAATCATTAGAGGGTTAAGAACTGCTGATGAAATTACAAGAGCTCTTAAGAAATTTACTGAAAGTACTGAATTTAAAAAGTATGCTGAAAGCTGTTCAAAGAAGATGATAACAAGTTTATTTTCTGATGCAGGTAAGACATGGAGAGAGGCTGCTAAAGCAAATTCTAGGGGCAGCACTATTTATGAGGCATTAAAGAATGAATTAAGTGGACCTATTGGTGGTGCAATAAATGAACAGATACAAAAGAATGCTGAATTAATAAAGAGTATGCCATTAGATGTGGCCAAAGAAATGACTGATTATGCAGCTAAGCAAAGTTATAGCGGTAGGAGAGCATCAGATATTGCACAGGATCTACAAGCTAAATTTGAGTATTTATCTGAAAAGAAAGCAAATTTAATAGCAAGAACAGAAGTTAGTAAGGCAAGTACTGAATTAGCAAAGGCAAGGTGTGAGAATTTAGGTATTCGGTGGTATATATGGCGTACATCAGAAGACCAAAGAGTTAGAAGTTCACATTCACATATGGAAGGTGTTTTAATATGCTGGGATAATCCGCCTAGTCCAGAAAAGATATTAGGAATAAAATCAAGTCTAGGTTATTATCATGCTGGAGAATGTCCAAACTGCAGATGTTACCCAGAACCTGTTGTAAGTTTAGATTTTGTTAAGTGGCCATGTAAAGTATATTACAATGATACGATACAGAGGATGACAAGAAAACAATTTGAAGAAATAGCAGTTTAGAGTCTTAGAAATATCTAAGGCTTTTTCTTATACTCAAAAATTAAATACTTTGGAGATTTGAAAGGGGGTGAGTAAAGAAGATGAAAGCTTATTATGGATCAAGATTTAGTCCTAACATGACAAGGACACCAGAGAACTTTTTAATTTGTCACAATGTACCTATTGCACGTACTGGATGGTATGACTATTTAGCGAGTGAATTAGGTGTTGGAGGTGATGAAATTGTAAAAGTTTATAGGAGTCCAGAGGAAGTATTCTCAAAATCTGCTATAGCTTCATTTGAAGGTAAGCCAGTAACAGATGAACATCCTCCAGATTTATTAACTCCACAAAATGTAAATATATTTGTAAAGGGAACAACTCAAAATATACGGCAAGATACAAAAGAACCTGATTTACTTGTAGGGGATTTGATAATCTATGATTCAGTTTTAATTGGTGAAATAAATCAAGGTAAACGAGAGGTAAGTTGTGGTTATGAATGTCAATACAAAGACAATGGAGATGGCACATATAGTCAAGTTGGTATATGCGGTAATCATGTTGCAGTTGTTGAAGCTGGAAGAGCAGGTGACCGCGTTGCAATAAAAGATTCAAAAATTCAAATAGAGAAGGGAGAAAAAAAGAATATGTCAAAGAAGAAAGTATCAAAGAGTATTTTACAAGCTATAGGATTAAAGCATTACTTAGCAGATGCAGAACCAGAAGAGGTTGCAGATGCATTAGAAGAAATAAACAAAGGAGGATGTGACGAAGATACAACAGAAGAAAAAGCTAATGATGAAGCTGGTACTGGAGATCCTGGAATAGCAGCATTAAATGCTAAAATGGATAAATTAATTTCACTATTAAGTGGCGGTGCTCCAAAAGCAGAAGATGAAGAGCCAGAAAGTGCTATCGATGAATTAATTAATACACTAGAAAAAGGTAAGGAAACAACTGCAGGTGATGAGGAAGAGTCTGTCACTGTTCCAGCAGAACAAATGTCAGATGAAGATATTCCAGATGGAGTAGTTCAAAGCCAAGAAGAATTACCTACTAATCCTATACCAAATGCTGATAGTGCTGCTATGCTTATGGCATTAAAAGCAGTAAGACCAATAATTGCAGCTATTCCAGATAAGAAAGCAAAAGAAAAAGCTTGTGATTCTATTATGGCTCAATTTAAATCAGTAACAAAGAAATCGCAAAATAAAAATTCATATGCTGCAATTATGCAAGCTCAAAAAAGTGCTGCAGTACAAATGCAAAAAGCAACAGATGCAGCAGAAGCAAAAATGAAAGCTATCGAAGATGGATATAAAAAACAAAATCCACATTACAAGGAGGTAAAATAATATGCCAGGTAAAGCAATAGGAATTGAATTAAATCTAGGTTATCCAGGAACAGTATCAAGATCAGTTGATGCAATAATTACTCCAAAAGTTATTAAGAGTGATGTTTCATCAGGAAAGGAAACAGAATTACCAATAGCATTCGGAGAGCCAGTTGTATTAAATGCTGATAATACTTATAGCAGATTTACTGCTGATAGTACAGCAGATAAATTTATAGGTATTGCAGTAAGAGAAATCAAACAAGCTACTGATTACTATTCAGCTAGTGGAGAATATCTGCCAAACGAGGTATGTGACGTTCTTAACAGAGGTTCTATTATGGTACTTTGTAATAATGGTACTCCAACAGCAGGAGGAAAAGTATATATAAGAATTAAAGAAAATGTATCAGTTACAAAAGGGGTTATAGGACAATTTGAAGCTGTAGCAGATGGAGAAAACACAGTAGAAATTCCAAATCTTAAATGGACTACTGGTAAAAAAGATAGTAATAATGTAGCTGAAGTTACAGTACTTACTAGAACAATATAGGGAGGGATATAAAATGAGTTTAATTGGAAATAAGACAGTTCATCCATTACCAGGATTTGCTCCTAATGCTATAATGGCTATGGATATAGGAAATGGTATGGCTTATTTAAATGGAGAACTTGAAAAGAGAGATACAAAATTAAATGAACCATTATCAAGCGTAACATTTGCAAGAGATATACCAGTAAAAACTGGTGGTGGCTGGATTGAAACTACATCTAATATGTTTGTAGATTATGCAACAACAGGAGGCAACGGAAATGGACTTATTAGAGGTCAATCGAATAACATTCCAGTAATCCAAGCTAATACTAGCAAGGATTTATTTAAAGTATTTCCTTGGTCTAATGTATTAAAAATACCATTCATTGACCAACAAAAAATGCAAGGAATAGGAAGATCACTTGATTCTATATTAGATAATGGAATCAGATTAAACTATAATAAATCAATAGATTTAATAGTTTATAAAGGTGTTGAGGAAGAAAAAGTATATGGTCTAGTTAATGATCCTAATGTATTAACTACAACTGTAAAAGCAGGTGCAAGTACTAAAACTACCTGGAAAGATAAAACACCAGATGAAATATTAGATGATGTTAATATGGCTATCAATGACGCATGGACACATAGTGAATATGATAATAGTGGTATTCCAAATCATATTTTAATTCCACCAGAAAACTATGCTTATATTGTAAGTAGAAAAGTTAGTGAAGCAGGTAATATATCTATATTAAAGTACTTATTAGAAAACAATATTGCAAAGAACCAAGGTGTTGATTTAGCAATTGAGCCATCAAGATGGTGTATAGGTGCTGGTGTAGGAAAGAAAAATAGAATGGTTGCGTATGTTAATGATGAAAGTAAAGTTCTTATTGATATACCAGTTCCATTAATGAGAGCTATGACACAGCCAAGTGTTGAAAATTTAGCATATATGACAGCATATATGGCTAATATAGGTCAAGTTAAATTTTTATATTACCAATGTGTTGGTTATTCTGATGGAATTTAGGAGGATATACAATGAGAGTAAGAAGTGAAAAGACTTTTTTATTTAGAGGAGATAATACTGAAGAAATTATTAAAAAAGGTGAAATTAAAGATTTACCTGACTGGGTAGCTAAAACTGATATATTTAAATTAGCTAAAGAAGAAGGGAGTTTATTAGTAATAGCTACTAAGAAAGATAAAAAGAAAGCTGAAAATGACGAAGATCTAACACCTACTAATTTAGAAAAGTAGGTGATTTTTTATGTATGGAATTATAGGAAGTGCCAGCAATATAAAGACTGGCACTAATCCACCATTTACATTAGATGATTTTTACGAAGTATATCCGCAATTCGGATTAAATCTGGAAACAACTGATTATAATGTTCTACAAATAGTAGCACAAATGTATTTGGATTTAGCCAATGCAAGTATAAAACAAAGCAGATGGCACAACTACTGGAAAGTAGCAATGTGTTTTTTTATTGCACATTTTTGTACTTTATATTTACAAGGTGTTGCAGATCCTACAAGTGGAGCAGCAGGAGTATTAGAAGCTGGAAAAGCTAAAGGGCTAGATACATCCGTTAGTGTTGGAAGTGTATCTGTGAGTACAGATTATTCTTTAATCGCAAATAGTGTTAATGGATGGGCTGGGTGGCAATTAACCACTTATGGTCAGCAATTATCTACTATAGGTAAATTAGTTAGTAAAGGCGGAATGTATGTGTACTAGGAGGTGTTAATGTGCTTAATGGATTTTGTAATGTGTCAATAGATAAAGATTTGACAGACAATATATTGCAATCAATAAATGATTTGTCTAAGAAAACTGTATGCATTGGTGTACCAGATAGTACAGAGCATCCAGATAGCAATGTTACAAATGCTGAATTAATGTACATCCATACAAATGGTGCAAGAAATAAATCCATGATAGAATCTATGCAGCATAATATAGATGCGAATATGCCTTATAGTGAGGCACATGAATTATATGTGCATGAAAATGGATCTCCACTTTGGAATATTCCACCTAGACCAATTCTTGAACCAGCTATTGAGAATGGAAAAGAACAAATAGCTGAGCGTATGAAAGAAGTTGCTAATGATGCACTAGATGGTAAAAATATAAGCCCAGGATTAGAGAAAGTAGGAATGGAAGGTCAAAATATTGCTAGAGATTGGTTTACTAATCCAGCTAATAATTGGGCTGCTAATAGTGAAGAAACTGCCAAGAAAAAGGGTAGTGATAGGCCACTTATTGATACTGGAGATTTAAGAAAGTCAATCACCTATATAATAAAGGATGGTGAGTAATTTGATTAATGTTGCAAAGGCTATTACTGATCCAAGATTTTCTCAAAAATTTAAAGTTTTTAGAAAGTCTGGTGAATGGATAAGAGGTAGATTTGAAGAAATTGAAAAAGAAATAAGTATGATTGGAGTTATAGCACCATCAAAACCAAAAGAAATTGAAATGATTCCAGAAGGCGATAGAGTTGGTGGAGAAATTACAATTCATACAATTAGGAAGCTTTATACTACTCATGCTATTCAAGATGAAGAATCAGAGGATGAATTTGAAGGTACTTCAGACCAGATTGAATGGCAAGGCAAAAGATATAAATTATATCAAGTAAATGACTATAGCCAATATGGATATTATCAAGCTATAGGTATGAGGCTGGTGAGTAATTAATGGCTGATATAGTATTAAAACTTAAAGATATTGAAGATTTCTTTCAAGAGATAACTTGTGAAATGCTTGGAATTGATTTAAGTAAAAAAGAAAATCAAAGTAAGGTAAGAATTGCATGGCCAACAGGTGGAGCTCCTGGATGGAAAATAAATGATGATATTTGTTTCTTAAGAATTACACCAATTGATGATGCTATGACCAGACAATTAAATATTTGTTATGATCCAGTAAAAAACGATGAACCATACGCAAAAAAGAAAGTTGGATATACAAGAGTTCATAAAATAAATTGGACTTTATATGGTCCTAACTCATATGACAATGCAGATATTATAAGACATTTAATATTTGATTTTGATTATATGAAGAAATTTAAAGAAAAGAATTTATTTTTAATAACAGATGTACCTATGCCTACCAGATTACCAGAGTTATATAATGGCCAATGGTGGGAAAGAACAGATTTTTCAGCAACATTTAATGAAGGGGTTACACGTGAAAGTGAGGTTCCTTATATTAAAAGTGCTGATATTATATTAAAACATAATAGATAGGAGATGATACAATGTCAACTTTACCATTAAATGATGTTGTTGATGTTAGTGTAAGTGTAGGTCCTGCAAGTGCAGTAAGAACTAGTTTTAATTTAGGAATAATTGTAGGAAAGTCAAAAGTAATAAGTACTGATGACAGAGTAAAAACATATTCTAAAATGGCAGATTTAACAGCTGATGGCTGGAAAGGAAATGAACCAGAATATTTAGCGGCACAAAAATATTTTTCACAATCTCCAAGACCAATAAAAGTTGCTATAGGCAGACAAGATGAAGAGAATGAAACAGTAGTTCAAGCAGTAACTGCTTGTAGGGAAGCTAATTCAGAATGGTATGCAGTATATGTATGTGGAATAGAAAAATCTGATATTGTTGAACTAGCAAAATATATAGATTCTACTAGTCCAGAAAGTTATCTATTTTATGATACAAGTGACAGTGATGTTCCAACAGCAACATCAGGAAATATATTTGAAACTTTAAAGAAAAATGGAGTTCATAGGGCATTAGGTCAATATTCTACTAAGACAGATTATGCAGCTGTAGGAATAATGGGAGTTGCTATGGGAAGAAATACAAGTACAAGTGGAAGTGCTTTTACTTTAGCTTATAAGACAGTATCAGGAGTAGAGACAGAACCATTAACATCAACACAAGTAACAGCAATCAAAAATTTAAATGGAAATGTTTATCTAAATAGAGGTTCTGTTTATGATCTATTTGAAATGGGAGTATCACGGAACACATTTTGATGAAGTACTTAACTTAGATATGCTTACCAATAATATTCAAACATCAGTTGTAAGTGCACTTGCTAGAAGTGCAAAGATACCGCAGACAGATGCAGGAATGGATAGTTTACTAAATGCTATAACTGAACCTTTAGAAAAAGCAAGAGAAATTGGATTTATTGCACCAGGGGTTTGGAATACAGAAAGTATTTTGACCATAGAAAAAGGTGATACATTATCAAGGGGATATGTAATATTATCGGATAGTGTAGATAGTCAAAGTCAAGCTGATAGAGAAGCAAGAAAAGCACCTCCAGTTTACATATTAATTAAATGTGCTGGAGCAATAGAAAATGTATCTATTAAGCTTTATGTTAACAGATAAGGAGGATAATATATGTCATATAAAACTTATAGTTTTGAGGATGTTACGGTTTCGTTTTCTCATCCTAGTGTTGGAGCTGCATCAACAGTAGGAGCAGGTCTTGGCTCAATATCTATTGCAAAGGCAAATGATGATACAGCTCATGATGTTGCGGCGGATGGTGCTGTAATGATATCTAAAATAGCTGGTAAAAATGGTACTATTGCAATAACAGTACAGCAAGTATCTGATTTTAATAAATTTATGCTGAAATGGTATAACTATGTTAAACAAGGAAATGCATCAGAATGGGCTTCAGCTAATATTACGATTAATTCTAAAAATTTGAATGATTCAACAGTATGTACTGGAGTTTCACCACAGAAGATAGCAGATAGAGGATATCAGGCTCAAGGACAACAAGTAACTTGGAATCTAATGTCAGCAGAAATAACAGAGAGCTAGGAGGAACAGAAATATGAGTATAGCAGTAGAAAATACTAAATCTATAGAAGTTAATGGAAGAACATTTATATTAAAAAAGATGGATGCAAGAACAGGATCATATATGTTGTTTAAATTAATGAAATTATTACCCCCAATATTGGAAAACATAGATATAGATAAGTTAGATAATGATAATTTTGATTTTAAGAGTTTGAATTTATCTGAAGCATTAAAGCCAATATTCGATTTACCAGAGGAGGAATTTAGATATATTCAAGATAATTGTCTAAAATCTGTTGATGAATTATTAGCAGCTGGAGCACAACCAGTAATACAAAAAAATGGTGAATGGGGAATTAATGATATTGCATATGATATAGGATTAGTTATGAATTTAACTATTCAATCATTAATATTTAATGTGCAGGGTTTTTTCTTAGGGATGAACTTCAGTTCAGTAATGAAGAACTTGAATTTATCCCAGCAGAGTATGTAAATATAGATGCATTTCTATTTGCACCAGTTCAAGCAGGATTATGGAAACAACATGAATTATGGGATGGAACATATAGTTTAGATGATCTTCTCGATATTCACGAAATGATGAAGGTTATGCATGAAAATGAGAGAAGGGCACAACAAGCTGCAGAAAGGAGGATATAACGAATGTCACTTGATTTAATAAAACAATATTTAGTTGGAATTGGATTCAATGTTGATGAAAGCTCCTTAAAAAGTGCCAAAGAATCACTGGCACAAGCAGATGAGAGTGTTAAAAAATTTAATGATGATAGCAATAAAGGTTTTTCAGAGACATCTGGTTCTTTGAAAGACCTTTTTAATTTATTTGCATCATCATCAACTCTAGTAAAGGCTATGGCTCTAAATGGACCATTTAAAGGTTTGATAAAAGATATTTCTTTAGCCAAAAAGATTTATAAAGAAATGACTGAAATTAAGCCCAAAGAAGATATTGCTAAAACTCCTAAAAGTAAAAATAAAGTTAAAGATATAAATAAATTTAAAGACTGTAGTTCTGAAAATGCTAAAGATCCTATAAAAGTTCCTGATAATCTTTTAGATAAGTTGGATATTAAAGGAGCAAAGAAAAATATTCTTGATTTTGCATCTAATGCAAGTAAAGGCTTAACTGATGTTAGTAAGACTGCTGGAGAGTTATTGGGTAAAGGTGGAAGTGCAATTAAAGCTTTTGCCAGTACAGGTGCAGGATCACTAATGTTGATAATTGGTGCAACTGTAGCAACTATGGCAGCTATAAAGAAATTAGTTTCATCTTTAAAGGAATTAGCCAATGATGATATTCGGTTTGAAAAATTAAGCAGGCAGTTATGGACTACAAAAGAAAATGCTAGAGAAGTAGGTACAGCATTAGATACACTTGATGCAAGTATGGAAGATTTGTGGTTAAGTCCTACACTTTTAAAACAATTTAAAGAATTAACTAGTGAT